TGCAAAAGGTAAGATACGACTGTAGTGGATTTACCAGTTTGTCGTGGCATCTTACAGATATTAAATCTGTTATTATGAAAGTTATTAATTAACTTTTCTTGAAAGTCATATGGATGAAATTGAGTCAGTCCTTCATCCAAAGAGACGATTTTAATATAATTGTTGGCAAAATATACCGGATCTTCTTTACATTTGAGAAATTCAATAATATTCTCTTCTGTAAATTCAATCGATGTATTTGCTTTTTTTAGATTAGGATTACCAAGATATACTTCACTCATACACTAACCTCAGCAGTTCCAAGCCCTCAATGACTTATTGATTCTGCTATCGGGATCGTTAGCAGTCTTTGCAGAAGTTAGTTTTTTCTTCATACCTTTCATTCTCGCACAAAAAGACGCTCTACGCTTGTTCCCAACTTTCTTTGAAGGTCTCTTAAGATCGCTTCCTGGATTCTCTGCTTCGTAGGACTTTCTACCCTTCTCATTGAGTCCGCCGCTAGGATTCTTTCCCGACTTTTTTGTCCATGCTGCTCCTTCATTCTGAATCTCTACCTCCTCGTTTTTTGGCACACAGTTAGGCACCATTTTACCACCTTTTTTCTTCATACCAACTTGTTTATGAGTATCCCAACAGGGATCACCATCACCTTCTTTTACCTCTGTTTTCTTTGCTTTCTTTTCATTATCAATATTATGATCCACACCGCCGTGCATGATACGCTGCTTCAAAGTAGAAACACCATACTTATCTTGCTTATGACGAATCATACGCTTTGATCTATCAAACTTATCAAGACCTTGTTTATCGTATTTGGGTGCTTCCTCTATTTCAGTTTCTTCTTTCTTCACGCAGTTGTTGTAGGTCTTACCAAACATCTTTTTGGTTCCTTTCTTTTCATATCCTGGCCAACACTTTTGTGCTTTTTTCTCCTCAAGATTTTCACCTTTGAGTGGATCTGGTTTAATAAGATCAATGAACTCGTAATTCATTGCTTTAAAATCGTCTCTCCAGTTAGAGTAGTCCACAGACTCAGACTTATTACCCCAATTAGCAGCACCGACCTTACGGCACTTTACAAGGGCACCTGAGGCATATGCAGAAGGCCAGACACTATATCTAGACTTTACCTTATGGTAGCAGGCATCTTTTGTTCCACTGCCTTTACCTTTCTTGTCTTTTGCTTCAGTTACTTCAACTTCCTCTTTTTTCATTTTCTTTTTAGAATCTGTAGAGACATATGTTGGTTTTGCAGCACCAGATTTTTGTTGTTGACCTGGATCTGCCTTTTTCTTTCTTCTTTGAGCAGAAAGTCTTTCTGCCTTACTCATGCTTGCTCGTTTTGCCGAAGAAACACATTTTGGTGTTCCCTCTCCTGGTTCATCACTGGCGCAAGTCCCACCTGTGACGACATTAACCCAACCACCTTTACCATCCTTTGATTTGGATCCCTTGAACCACTTGTGAAGGGTTCCCTCACTGACTCCTCCATTAGAGCCCCCATTAGAGTTCCCATTCCCATTTCCATTCCCATTCGTTTGATTTCCATTTAATGGTTTATCAATACCAACTTCTTCGGGTTCTTTTCCTCCACCTGAAAATCGTGCAGTCACTTTCATCCCCTTTGAAATGGGTTTACACTTTTTATCAGTGTAACAATAATAGTGACCTGATTTACACTTGGACATATTTATTTTGAATCCGTATTATTATTTAGAAAACCTTGCTTCAACATTTTTTGAAGTTCTGATGTGGACCCTACAAATACGGCATTGTTAGTAACATTGCTCGTAGTCTTTTTACCATCTTCTTCAAGATCTTTTATTTTTTTCTGTAAATCCGCCAATTTATCTGTTGTATCTGCAACACTTTTTATAAGTTGCCCAGCAACTTCATATGCTCTTGGACTTCCTCCTTCACCAGCAAGTTCCATAATTCCATTAATTGCTTCTTGACCCTTTTCAATTAATGAATATAAGTTTGCTCTTGTATATTCATAATCTTTTTGAATATCCTTATTTTCTGGAACAATTTCTCCAGAAACTGGTATAATGTCATTCATATCATTATCAGTCATGATTTGTTAGATATCAGTCTGTTGTGTTGGACTGTAAGTTTTAGAATCTGAGAAGAAGGTAGTAGTTTCATTAAATCCAAAATCATCATCAGGTCCAAGTAAAGCATCATCTGCTGCATTGATGACACCATCATTATTTTGATCTGTCAATGCCTTAGGTGTTGCTGTATATCTCATTTCACGTTTTGCAGTTTGTGTGTTAGTATCTGTATGATAATCAACCTGTACTTTTTTGATAAGACCTTCAGAACTATCGGCAACAGGACCAAACAGATAAGTTTTTGCTGTAAATCTGAGAGTATAAATTAATGCTCTTCTTGTTGAAAAATCTCCCTCATAATCATCCTGAAAAGATATACTATCTAAAACAATAGGGACATCTCTTTTTTCTCCAATAGAATTAATCAAATCTATCGTGACGTTAAATGATGGTTGAAAATATGGAAGTATTTGTTCTACAATTTGAAGAGCGTCATCATTTAATTTTGTAAGAATATTAAGTTCAAATCCAACATTATATGGAACTGGCATGAAGACCTTTTTTACTGCAGAAGTGTTTTTATCAACTGCCTTAAATGTTTGAGTTATCCCAACTTTTCTTGTAGAATCATATTGAATATTATTCATCTCAAATGACATTCTAGGAAGAGTTATTTGAACTGGTTTATTTAAATCTTCCTGTTGTTCTAGTCTGGCAAGAAATTTCTGAGATGGCCCATATGCAAGAGGAACTTTTAAATCACTATATGTATTTCCTGATGAATCATCATGACGAATGTAAATTTGGTTAAACAACGTGCCAAAGGCAACGATTGTTTTCCTCATTATTTCATGATAGTAATAAGTCCCTAACATTAATATGTACCAAATGGATTAGATTCTGTGAAGTCCAGAAAAGTGTCTGCTGATGTTTCTATTTCATCACCTTTATCATATTTATCAGAAAATTCTGCGGATTGAATGAAATCAACGGAATATTTTGCTGATGATGCAGATCCTACAATAACATCTCCAGGAATAAATGTTCCGTTAGTTGTTCCGACTTTAAGAATTTTATCAGTTTTATTCCATGTCTTAACTCTAGCTTTTGCACCTGAAATTGAACCCGTAACAAGTTCATTGAAGGTGAATGTTCCAATTCCAGTAGTTGGAGGTGATGCTATTGTTACTGGTTGTGATGGGGAATATCCTAATCCAGGATTTACAATATGAATTGAAGATACTGTATTTGCAGTGGATACATTTGCCCTTACAATTGCTGTTGTCAAACCACTAGATGAATAATCTTTATCACCAGAAGTATTTGCAATATTTACTGTTGGTGGTGTTGTATATCCACTACCAGGATTAGTAATTGTAAATCCAGTAACAACACCATTTGTTAAGACAGAATTTGCTGTCGCTGTAGAACCAGTTCCTGTCGTAATTGCAGTAATTTTTAAATAAGCATCATTATTTCCACCAACAATTTGAACAACATCATTTACAGAATATCCATGTCCACCGTAAATAATATGTGGAGTATTTCCTATCTGGTCTGTACCAAGATTGACCTGTACTTCAACTTTTAATTTACTTCCAGATCCACCCGAAGTTTCAAATATTCCGTTAGAATATCCAGATCCATAAGGAAGACTCACTGAATTTCCTGAAGAATTAGATGCTTGTACATCACTAACAACACCTACTCTTGTTGGTGGATCTGCAATTGTAACAGATGGAGAAGTTCCATAAAACTTTCCACCAGTAGATATAGTAAATCCAGTAATAGTTCCACCAGAACCAACTGTAGATGTTGCAGCTGCCCCGGCACTTGTTGGAGTTCCTATTGCAACAATTGGTGAGATTGGATATCCTGCCCCTCCTTCGGATATATCAAATCTAACTATACCAAATTCTGTAGTTTCTATAGAACATGTTGCCATCGCATCAGTTCCGCCACCACCTACAATTGATATAGTGGGTGCTTCAGTATATCCAAATCCGGCATTTGTCAGTAAAATTTCTTTTACAGACTTAATAGTTCCTGATGTGGTTGTAATGGCAATTGCTTCTGCATTAGCTAAAGTACTTCCATTTGGAGAAGTTGAAATAGAAACTGTTGGAGTGGATGTGTATCCATATCCATCATCATTTAAGAATATTTCTCTTACATATCCCGTTGCCGTATGTGCAATAGTTTGTGCAGTTGTTCCTGATCCAATCATTACTATAGAAGTAATGTATCCCTGATCTTCAAGAACACTATCAATTTCATCTGTTGTAGTGCTGAGTTGATCCCATCCACCAAGTTCATCAGAGTATTCAAAGAGTTCACACTTTAATTGATAAACATAATTTTTTCCTAACTGGTAGAAAGGTTGTTCGTGCTCGACAAACTTTACCTCAAATAATCTTCTACCCAAAGGAAAATATATTAAATCACCTTCTCTTGGTCTACCGATAACATTAATTTCATCGTCATTACTTGTATTCAGTTCTCCCAAAAAAGGAGCTATGAAATCTTCATATCTTTCTTTTGAAATGGTTACGGTAAGTTCATCCTTTAAACTCATTCCAAATTTTGTCATTATATCTCCAGCACCACCATATCCTTCATAGGTGTTTACATATGCCTCAATAGCAAAATTATCATCAAATTTTGATGATTGTATCTCATTTAAAACTGTATCTTGATTTACTATTTTACGAGGTAAATATATGACTTCGACACCATAGATTGTGAGTTGCTCATTAATTAACTCTTGAATGAGTCTCTGTTCACTTTGTGAACCTTGTAAGAAAAAGGGGTTAAGTGCCATTATCCAATAAAGTCGTAAGGTGGTAATTCATAATCTTGCATCATTCTGGATCTAAGAGTATCTATCTCTCTTTCAGCGTCTTCATAAATTTCTCTACCATTTAGTTCAATTCCTCCTGGAAGTTTGACTCCTCTAAACTTAATTAAATTCTGCCCCCATTGTCTTTTAATAAGTGCTGTAAGATATTGCTTTACAAAACTATCATTATAAACTTGATTAAAGTTTGCTGGATCAAGTGCCCTATAGCAATCAATCACTAAATATGTGTCTTTTTCTTGAGCACTCCAATCAAAATCCAAATATAATCTATCTTGTCTTTTGTTAAATCTAACTTGCTTATCTGTTGTTAAAAGAAAATCTATATCTTCAAGATATGTTTTTGTCATAGAATATTGTAATAATTCAACAGAATTAAAATAATATAAGTCATTCAAGAATAGTTGATATTTGATACTAAACATTCCACCAGAAATCGAACTAGTATCAAATTTAAATATTTTTTCGACACCGACTACTGAATCTGGAACTTGAAGATAATTTGAATTCTCATAGAAATTAAATGTAGTTGCTGTCCCAACTATAGTTGAAGTTGCAGAAGTTGTTACTATGCCAACTCCTCCAGAACCACCTGCTCTTCCCCTATCAATATCTTCTTGAGTAATCTTATATTTAAGATACATTCTTTCGACACCATCAAAGTGTCTTTCATTGTAAAACTGTATTGCATCATCTACCAAATCATCTATTTGATCATCATCAACGTTAATTTCTAATACTGGAGCACCAAGTCTCCTGAGAGAATAATCAATCAACTCTTGTCTGGTACTTGGTTTTGCCATCAGAATGAACCTCCATCTATGAGTCCGGCAGTTAATGTTCCATCAACAAATACATTATCCTGGAAAGTTGCCACTCCAACATATGTAGACACTCCGGCAACATGCAAACTTCCTATGCCAGCGTTACTTGATAAGAATAAATTTTTCCACTTTTGAGAACCTGATCCCAAATCATATGTATCATTTATATTGGGTATGAAACTTGAATTTACATCAGCATTGAATACAACGTTATCTCCAATACTGTCACCAATACTAATAGTACCATTAGTTCCCGAAGAAAATGTAACCTCACCAATAAAAAATGAATTACCCGTTACGGATAATCCACCACCCACAGTTACGTTTTTAGCAACACCTAATCCACCATCAAGTTGAAAACTACCAGTATTTGCATTTCCAAGAGTATTATCAGTGTTATCTGTAACTGTCGTTATTCCAGATAATATAGTTGTTCCAGTTACATTTAAAGAAGATCCATTAGCTACCGTTAGATCATCTAAAAAAGAACTTGTTCCATAAACATTTACATTACGAACATTAAGTTCTGCCCACCTTTTACTTGAAGATCCTAATGTAAATACATTTGTTGTATCTGGAAGTAAACTAGATGTAAATTCACCGATGACATTAATATTATCTGTATCAGAATCACCAAGATTTATTGTTCCACCTCTAAAGGTAGTAATACCAATAAATTCAGAAGATCCATCTACTTTTAAATTATCTTTTACAAATAAATCACTACCTACAAATAAATCACCTCCAGTGGTTGTAATTCCACCACTAGAATTGAGAGTGGATATACCGGAAACATTTAAAGTTTCAAAATTTACAGATCCATTAATTGCTAAAGAATTTGAAGTTATTGTTAATCCAGTTCCAACTTCTATCTTTTCATTTATTCCATCAACAATAATTCCAGTAGCACCAAAAGTATCTGGTTTAAAAGTTGCTATGCCAGTTAAATTTAAATTATTTAAATTACTCTGCCCAGAAACATCTAACTGAGTTACATTAGCAGTACCACCACTAACACTAAACGCAATATCACCTCTCTGGAGACCAGTAGAGGTTACCTTAATAGCATCTGATTGTCCAATACGAACTTTTATATCTGCCATTATCTGGTTACTCCCTCCCTGACGATTGCAGAACCTTCAACAACTCTTGTTTTAGTGCCAGATCCATTATCATCTGCAATCAAAACATCATAAACATATCTACCCGGTTTTAATGCAGCTGTTTGAACATCAGTCAGAGTTATTCTAACTCCACCACTTGTTGGTGGTTGCACTACCGTTGGATTGAGATTATGACTTACACTGCTACCAGCGTGTTTTCTCATTTGTGCTGTAAGCACAAAATTACTTAAATCAACACTATCATTTGAGGCATCAGCCAGATTAAAAACTTGAGAAAAATCAGCTCCTTGGTTAATTACAATATTACTAACATATACAGCAGCCATTTACTTCAATATATTGTTATCTAATTAGTATTTAGGGATGTATTTATGTAAGTCTACTCAGAATCTCCTTTAGAGCACCTTTAATATCATCAATATCTTTTTTCATATTATCAAGTTCTTTTTTCTTTTCTTCAGCATCTTTAACAGATCTTAAGTAATTTTGATATCCAACAGTATCCATATTAACTATGGCACCTGTTCTTTCATCACGATATAAATTTGTGTGACCTTCTACTCTAATCATTTTATGCTAATGCAATGGCTCTTAAATCTGTAATTCTAGGATAGTATGCTTGGTTTGATCCAGACATCATTATTTTTATAGAATATCCGACAAATGCATCTAAATTTTCTGCAGTGAATGTGTACTCACTATATTGTCCATCAGAATTTGGTGGAACAAAAGAATCAGGTCTTCCATCATTTTTTGCAGGATCAATGACAGTTCCCTTACTAGTTAAGTTTTTGAAACCTGGGAATAACTCAAATGCCTGTTCTACAGATGTCGAATCCTCTCTCATTAACTTATAAGCAACTCTAAAGTCTGAAGATTCATGACGATATGCTGCTACGATTACTTTTAATGATGTTGATGGTTGAGTAAGTAATATATCTTGAGAAATGTACACTGAAGAATGAGGATCTTCGTTAATGGTTTTAGTTAAACTATTTGAATCATATTTCTCCAAATCAATTGGTCGATTCAATCTATTACTAATAAATTCTGTGGCAGAACCTCCATTCAAATAAATCATTGGAGATAAATTTTCACTATTGGATTTTAATACTATATTAGTTGTGAATGATTTATTTCTGGGCAAATCTGTCAAATATTCATCTTCATTTACTTTAGAAGCAACCATTCTAACACTAGTCAATGCATTATATTGATTCAAAGTAACATCTTGATATCCATTATCAACGAAAGATCCTTCATTTCCACTAACACTTGTTCCAGTGGTTGTTCTTATAGATGCAGATACATCTGTAAATACAGTCTCATTACCTCCGACTGGGGCAATGAAATCATAAGTTGGGACAACTGCATTGAATAAGATATTTTCCGAAGAAAATACATCATTTCCGCCAGCAAATTCGTCAGAAGTGAATGAAACCTGAGGTCTGGGAGGACTAGAGGTATCCGCACTTCTATCTTCACCATAGGTGCTTGATCTATCGATTTCTATATGATAACTATCTGCTTCAAGTCCTTCAGAGGAAACTGAATGTGTTATATTGTTTATTCTTCTTAAAGATATTCCATTTAATTCATATTTTACAATGGTATCTCCAGAAGAATGACTAGAAGTAATTGTATTATCTATTCCTCTTCCTTGAGAATCTATAGTCAAAGTGCCCGATCCGACAGAAGTATATTTAATAAGTTCACTATTAATTAATGCATATCCTGGATTATTAGTCGAATCAACACTTATTCCTTCAAACTTATCAAATCCTGTCGTATCAGCAACACCAATTATACCAGTTGTGGTATTCTCAATATCAACTTCAATTGTGGTTGGACTTGCATTTGGTTTTACACCACTTAATCTAACTTTATTTGTTGAGGAATACATTCCATGGTTAAAATGATTAACCTGTAAATAATTTCCAGAATTTACTCCACCATCAAAAGAGACTGAGGAAACATTTAAATTTGAATCTATAATAGTTCCACTATCATTGTAATAGTGTAGATCAGTTCCAGTATTTTGAGAAAATGTTGTATTACCCTGAATATTGTCAACAAAAATCATATTTCTGTCTCCGATAGACCCAATCGATATTCTAGCTCCAGATCCAGTGCCAGGTGTACCACCAACCGTCTCCGTTTTGATGCCGACTACATCTCCTATCTGATATCCAAAACCTCCTTCATTATCTCCAGTTAATACTGATATTCCTGTAATAGCACCATTAGCATCTACAGAATCTATTGATAATTTCAGTCCGGTTCCTTCTCCTTCAATGGCAAAAGTTTCGACTCCACCAGTTCCTGTTTGATCAACAACATAATTAGCACCACCAAGTCCTTCAACAACAGAAACTGTTACACAAGACGCTCCAGTTCCAGTTATAACAGCAGTTCCAACTTTATTACTGTCTAAAGATGCAATTTTTCTTCCAGCAGACAGTTCTGTAGTTAATGTATTAGATGTTTGAATACCAATCTTTCCTGTTCTTGGTAATGTTCGGACAGGATTAGAATTTAATTTCTTAACATAATCATTACTCTCATCCAATTCTGGATTGTTAAACAATACACCACCCGATTGAGAAGTGAATTTTGCTTTATATAATCTAAAAGTAAGATCTTGTTTTTGATTTTCTGTCCACAAACCACCATTTTGAGAATTGAAGAAAGCACCTAATGCATATTGTGTTGTATATTTTGCTTTCTCAACTGCTTCATTGCCAGACACACTGAAGTTTTCGGTGAGTGCTTCACTGGAAGCTTCTGGATTGATAATCTGTTCACCTTGAATAGCTGTCCAAGCTTCATATTTTAAAGATTTTTCTGCAATCAGTACAATTGCATATGCAGTTCCAGGTGCCAAATATACCGGTTCATCGAAAACAAATTTTGTGGGTACAGAAGCATCAGTAGAAGCAACCACATTATCAACAATTGCACCCTCTGCATTTGCAGTTTGAGGTACTAACTCTTTTTCTGCTAACACAAGTCGTGAAGGTCTGTCATCACCAGTCGTAGTTCTTATCTGACATTTTATTGATTGACTATCATCTACCACACTAATAAACACTTCAACGGCAGTTAAAAATGCCCCATCTTTATCATCATTTTGATTAACAGCAGATGGAGCTTCTACAGCACCTCCAACAACAAATGTCTGTGCTATGGGATCGACATATTCTGTTTCTTCAGTATGTGTATGTTGATTTTGTGTGGTTAATGTTGCACTAACACTACCACTTACCTTTACAACTGAAGTAACAGTGGTTGTATTTTCCTGTACAAATTTTTGCTGTTCCCATTGATCGAGTGTTCCACCCGTTTCATAACTTGCTGAACCTCTAACCAATGGTTTTTGTTCTCCATTTTCATCTACAAAATAATCCATTCCAGGTAAAGCTTGACTATTTGTCGCACTAGTGGAAAGAACAAATTGTGTAGATCCAGTGTTAAATTTAGTTTCTGGAGTAGGTGTGGTGTTTGGATCTTCTATGAAGAAAGTTCCATAAATTCCTCCAAAAACGTCTGTAACTAATCTTATATCACCCTTTACATATGCAGTTGCTCCACTATTTTTACCTTTTAACAAAGAATTTTTCTTTGCATATCCATAAAAATCACCCTGTGATCTTTCACAAAGACTTTTTGTATCAATGTTTAATACTGGTGTTGAAGATGTATAAGTTTTTCCAAGTTCAATATCACCATGACTATATGGACTTGATAAATATGTCTCTGTTGGGTTATTGATAGGACCTTCTTTATGATTTGGTCTGCAGAGTCTAAATGTTCCTATGAGTTTATTAGTGTCTACAGGATCATATACTTCAACTGATTCTCCTTCAGTAAAAGATCCTACAGAACCACTAGTTTCACCATCTTTCTCTGTTGCAATTTCTAGCAATTTGGGAACAATGATTGGTGTTTTAGAATCTAAAAACGCATAGAGTTGTGTAAAGTTTCCGAAACCATAACCCTTAAATTGAGTATTTCTAGATCTCATAAAATCTTCATCACCTGAAGCAATTAACTCATTTTTAAACCAGGTATCTTGATCAGAGAAAGTTACCGAATCTGTTGATTTTCCTTTTAATTTAATACTATCAGTATAAGTACCAGTATCTGTTGTATCTACTGTTACTGTCGTGAAATCTTTACCACCACCCTGAATAGTAGTCTTTGATGAAGATTCTGTTTCAGTTACAATAGTTCCCAAATCGAGTGCTTTGTCACCGAGATCTATTTTATTTTTTAATTTTAGATTTGTATCTTTTCCTGTTACAGTTATTACTCCACCATCTTTTTGTACCGTTCTGCTCCAATAATCAGTTTGAGGAGTTAATTCAACACTTCCCCTTAGTGCTGGAACTTCATATGGATTAACTAATTCGGACTTAGTAGCTTTTGGTTGTTCAATCCAAGGAACTTCTTCATAATTTAATGTTACAGCATTTCCGG